TGCACTACTATCAATTTAATATAGGCGATTACAGACGAGATACCTTTCATTTAACGTTGCTTGAACACGGTGTTTATCGTCAATTACTTGACACTTATTACTTAAATGAAACACCTTTATGCGTTGATACTGCGGTCGTAATGCGAACGCATACGGCACGTACAAAGGATGAAAAAGCCGCAGTTTTGATGGTGCTGGAAAACTTTTTTTTATTGACCGATTATGGTTGGGTTCACAATGGTTGTGAAAAGAACATCAGCAAATATAAGGAAAAGTCAGATAAAGCAAGGGTCTCAGCCGATGTGAGGTGGAGCAAACGCAATGCGAACGCAATGCAAACGCAATGCGAATTAGATGCTAACCATAAACTCATTAACCATAAACCATTAACCAATATAAAAGATATAGAGGCTAAAGCCTCCAAAGCAAAGTCGACAAGGTTGCCATCAGATTGGGAACTGCCCGATGAATGGGCGATATGGTGCAAAGAAAACCGTAAAGATTTAAACCCAAACCAAGTTGCTGAACAGTTTAAAGACTACTGGCTATCTGTCCCACACAGCAAAGGATTAAAAGCTGATTGGTTAGCAACGTGGCGCAATTGGTGCAGAAATCAAAAGGTTTCTACTCAAGACAAAACTTATGAGTCACCATGGCAGAAAGCTGACAGACTGCGTATGCAGGAGTTAGCACCAGGTGTTGCCACTAGAGCGCATGACGATGATATGAAAACAATAGACGAGGCTTTCGACTCTTTCAAGCGACCACAAAGGATTCAACATGACATTGCCAACTAAAGTAATTGACCGTTTATTTGACCGTCTCGCTCTAAGCTACGGGTCTGAGTTTAAAAACAAGTGGAGCAATGTTGATGCAAATACGATTAAGTCTCATTGGGCGCATGAGTTAAGCACATTTGAAGACAATCTGAAAGCTATTGGTTGGGCTTTGGAACATCTTCCTGATAACTGCCCAAACCTCATGCAATTTAAAACTCTTTGCAAGCAAGCACCTAAATCTGACTACAAACATTTAGAATCACCTAAAGCACCGCTTGACCTTGTAGACAGCGAGATTCTAAAGATGGTAAAGACCCTTGTAGAGCCTCAGAAAGATAAGGACTACAAAGAATGGGCTAGAAGATTAAAAGCTCGTGACGAGGCAGGTGAGGTCTTGAGTCCACATCAGATATGGTCTTACAAGACTGCACTAGAGTTGTTGCCAAAACAAAGACTGTGATATTATTAAGATTCTCCTTGGGTGAATAACCCTTTACCCGTCTGAAACATGGCGGGGTTTTTTTAACGCAGATAATGACCTGTCGCGGGGTATAAAATGGTAAATCAGTCAAGAAATATTATTGTTAAACAAACAACTGATTTGTTGCCATACATCAATAATGCTCGAACACACAGTGATGAACAAGTATCACAAATAGCTGCAAGCATAAAAGAGTTTGGGTTTACTAACCCAATTCTGATTACTGGTGATGGAAGCATCATTGCAGGTCACGGTAGAGTTATGGCTGCTAAAAAGCTAAACTTGTCTGAGGTTCCTTGCATAGAGCTAGACCACTTATCTGACACTCAAAGAAAGGCATACATACTTGCCGACAATAAATTGTCACTCAATGCTGGGTGGGATTACAACCTTTTAAAAATAGAAATAGAACACTTGCAAGAAAATCAGTTCGATATAGAAATAATAGGTTTTGATAGTTCAGAAATAAACTTTAATCCAATCAATTATGATATTTTAAACGAAGCAGACGTTGACGAACAACTTGATGCAATGGCTTCTGGCGTTAAAAAAGCAATACAAATAGAGTTTGACATTGACCACTATGAAGAGGCTCAACAAGTTATTAAATATTGGCGTGGTCAGGGCGCAGATGTAGGGTATATGATTTTGCAACACCTTAAAGCAGAAAAGAGTAACCTATGAACCATCAAGTTTATGTAATATCTGCTGATAGATACTTATCGTTAAATTTCAATGATAAACAAAAGAAAAATTACTTATTTTGTGTAAAACAAGGGCAAAAAAACCTTTATGAAAACAATGGTTGTGTCAATGTGTACGAAACTGGCACGCTTATGCAAAGCCGAAATTGGGCGTTAAATCATGCATTTGAAAACAACCAAATGTGTATCCAATTATCTGATGATCTAAAAAAAGTCAGAACAAATAAGTCTTTTTTGCAAGAAAAAAAAGTAGAAAGTGATTCTGCTATTGAAGAAGTTGCAGAAATGTTTAAAAAAACCTCTGGAATATATTTGCTTGGCATTCCACCTACTGATAATCATTTTTTTGCAGCAAAAAAAATTGTTAAAAACGCGTTTTGCATTGGAGACCTTTTGTTTGTAAAACCATCAAAGCCTAGATTTGATGATAGGCTAAGCCTTAAAGAAGATTACGACTTTACCCTTGAGCATATTAAGACTTATGGCATTTGTATACGCTATCAAAAGTACTTATGGACGTTTGAGCATTATAGCAATGCTGGTGGTGCTGTTGCCTATAGAACAGAAAGTAAAGAACAACAAAACATAGAGTATCTACGCAATAAGTGGGGCAATAAAATTAAATTAAACCCTAAACGTAAAAACGAGATATTGCTATGAAGCACATACATTTGCAATTAGCAGAACACCAAACTAAAATTGGTGATAAATGCCCGACTATAGAGCCAAACATTACAGAAGACAGCCTTTTTATTGACAAAGGTGAAGTTATCGGGTTCTATGTAAAGCAGATACCCGAAAAGCTAAGACAGTTTATAGATATTGCAAATGCAGAGCTACTTTCAGAAAGAGTACCAAAAACAGAAATGAGTCGTGGCCCACAAGGGAACAAACAACAAAAGCTAGAAAGACTAAAGGCAGGTAAAAACCTGGTAACACAATACAGCACAATACTTGGTTCAGTAGCACCAAAGCCACACATGCGTCGTGATTATCCTACCATCTCTAGTGTGCATCAAGTTAAGTCAGCAGGTATATTTATTAAAGCTATGCTTTTAGCTTGCAAACAAGCTGAAGAGCTTATACGAGATATTGCTCCGACAATATACGAAAAACAGCTAGAATTGATAAGTAAAAACGTGCCACCAAAGTTTAGATTTGGCAACTTGTTTACCAGTAGCATTAGCAATTACAACATAGCTGCTGCATACCATAGAGATGCCGCAAATTTAGAAGGTTGCGTCAATGTCATTATTGCTAAACGTAAAAGCTCTAAAGGTGGCAATACTACAATACCTGACTACAATGCAACTGTAGACAGTTGTGATAATTCAATGTTGGTTTACCCAGCGTGGCGAAATGTGCATGGAGTAACACCAATAGAAAAATTAAGTAACGAAGGTTATAGAAATACATTGGTTTTTTACCCATTAAAAGCATTTAACAATTATTGGGACTAGAATGGGACGTAAAGCAAAAGAACTTAATGAAGAGCAAAAAGCACAGGTAGAAGCTTTGGCTGCTTATTTGACACAAGATCAGATAGCAGATTATTTTGGTATTACTCGCCCAACATTGTTAGCTATGATGGAACGGGAGCCAGACATTTCTTTACGCTATAAAAGAGGAAAAGCAAAAGCAATTGGAGCAGTAGCGCAAGGTTTAATCCAGCAAGCTATGGCAGGGGACAAAGTGGCGGCAATGTTCTACTTAAAGACACAAGCAGGATGGCGTGAAACTGACCGTATAGAGCATACAGGTGCAGATGGTGCACCAATAGATTTGAACATTAAAGTGAACTTTGTTAAGCCGTGACCGAGACAAGTCTACCGAATTGGTCTGAGGTACTGTTCAACGATAAGCTGAGATACATTGCGATCAAAGGTGGTCGTGGTTCTGGTAAGAGTCATTCTGTCGCTGAGTCGCTTATCATTCGTGCAGCGTCTAAACCACTCCGAATACTTTGCAGTCGTGAGATACAGAAAAGCATCAAAGACTCGGTTAAGCGGTTACTTGATGACAAGATTAAGAAGGTCAACCTAGAGGGCTTTTACGATATTACAGACACAGAGATTAGGGGTAAGAACGGGTCTCTGTTCTTGTTTGCAGGGCTGAGAAGTAACCCTGAGTCGGTCAAGTCTATGGAAGGCATAGACATCTGTTGGGTAGAAGAGGCTCAAACGGTTAGCCAAAAGAGCTTAGATATTTTGATACCGACCATTCGTAAAGAGAATTCGCAGATTATCTTTACATGGAATCCAAACCAAGACACAGACCCTGTTGACTCGATGTTTAAGCAATCCATCTTGCCACCTGATAGCCAACTACTGCACGTCAACTGGCAAGAAAATCCTTGGTTTCCCAAGACACTTAGAAAAGAACTTGAGTACGATAAGTCACGAGACATAGATAAATATAACCACGTTTGGGAAGGTCAGTATCTTGCTAATGCAGAAACAAGGGTGTTTAAGAATTGGCGTGTCGAGGAATTCGAAGCACCTGAAGACGCTGTGCATAGGCTCGGTGCTGACTGGGGCTTTGCTGTAGACCCGACCACGTTGATTAGATGCCACATTATCGGCAGGAATTTATACATCGACTACGAGGCTTACATGGTTGGCTGTGAGATTGTCAACACACCTGAACTGTTTATAACCGTACCTGAGGCTGAGAAGTGGGTGATTGTTGCTGACTCGGCTAGACCTGAGACCATTAGCTATATGCGTAACAACGGCTTTCCAAAGATAATGAAAGCGGTTAAAGGTGCTAAGTCTGTAGAGGAAGGGGTAGAGTTCATAAAGAGCTATGACATCATTGTCCACCCACGTTGTTTGCACACTATTGACGAATTAACTCTTTACAGTTATAAGCAAGACTCGCTAACTGGTAATATATTGCCTATACTAGAGGATAAGAAAAACCATCTAATTGATGCGTTAAGGTACGCTCTCGAAGGTGTAAGACGTGCAAAGGTCAGCAAGCCTCAAACATTTGTTCCCTTGCCAACTGCACATAGATGGTGAGATAATACGCAAAATAAGGATTTATTATGGCACGATTGTCAAACGACCAGCGATTAGCGAACATTCACGCTGAGGCACTCACGCAGTTTGATGACGTGCAGACTGCCCTACGAGATGAGCGTCTGCAATGCTTGCAAGATAGACGTTTCTACTCAATCTCAGGCGCACAATGGGAAGGCCCATTACTCGACCAATACGAGAACAAGCCTAAGTTTGAAGTAAACAAGATAATGTTGTCCGTCATGCGGGTAATCAATGAGTACCGCAATAACCGTATTACCGTTGACTTTGTAAGCAAAGATGGGCAAGAAAACGACAAAATGGCTGAGGTCTGTGATGGTCTTTACCGTGCAGACGAAGAGAAGTCAGTAGCAGATGAAGCCTATGACAATGCCTTTGAAGAAGCTGTCGGTGGTGGCTTTGGTGCATGGCGATTGCGTACCGTCTATGAAGACGAAGAGAATGACGAAGATGACCGTCAGCGTATTCACATAGAACCAATATTTGATGCCGATTCCTCGGTGTTTTTTGACCTGCAATCTAAACGTCAAGACAAGTCAGATGCTAAATACTGTTTTGTAGTCACAAGCATGACACGTCAAGCGTACAAAGATGCTTGGGGAGAAAGCCCATCGGATTGGCCCAAGATAGTTCACCAATACGAATTCGATTGGTGCACACCCGATGTTGTCTACGTTGCCGAGTATTACAAGGTAGAAGAGAAGACCGAAACAATCCGCATATTTCGTGCGATTGATGGCACAGAGGAACGATACACACAAGATGACTTTGCTAATGACGAAACGTTAGAGGAAACTCTAATGGCTGTCGGTAGCGTTGAGGTACGTCAGAAACGGGTTAAGCGTAAAAAGGTTCGCAAGTACATTATGTCAGGTGGCAAGGTGTTGGAAGACGCTGGCTACCTTGCAGGTAAGTGCATTCCAATCGTGCCTGTCTATGGCAAGCGTTGGTTCGTTGATAACATCGAACGCTGTATGGGTCATGTGAGACTAGCTAAAGATGCTCAACGTCTCAAGAACATGCAACTGTCTAAGTTGGGTGAGATTAGCGCATTGTCTAGCGTTGAAAAGCCAATCCTGTTGCCTGAACAGGTCGCAGGGCATCAAGTCATGTGGTCAGAGGATAATCTTAAAGATTACCCGTATCTACTGGTAAACCCTATAACAGGTGCTGATGGTAGTCAACAAGCGACAGGCCCCGTTGCTTACACACGTAGCGCACAGATACCACCTGCGATGGCAGCGTTGTTGCAGATTACCGAATCAGACATGCAGGACATTCTCGGTAACCAATCAGGTGCAGAGCAGATTGCAAGCAACATCTCAGGCAAAGCTGTCGAGATGATTCAGCAACGTGTTGATATGCAGTCGTTTATCTATATGAGTAACTTTGCTAAGGGCATGAAGCGTTGCGGTGAGATTTGGCTATCTATGGCTAAAGACATCTACACAGAAGATATGCGTAAGATGAAGACCGTTGATCGTGGTGGTGACGTTGGCTTTGTTGAACTCATGCGACCTGCTTTGGATAAGTCAGGTGCTATGGTCATAGAGAACGATATGACAAGTGCCTCGTTTGATGTCAACGTTGATGTTGGGCCATCAAGCAGTAGCAAGAAGTCAGCCGTTGTCCGTGCACTAACAGGTATGTTGCAGATTACCCAAGACCCTGAGACAGCACAGGTGCTAACAGCCATGGCAATGATGAACATGGAAGGCGAAGGTTTAGCTGACACGAATGCCTATTTCCGCAAGAAACTGGTACGTATGGGCGTGGTTGAGCCAACAGATGCAGAGCGTGAAGAGTTAATGGCAGAGATGCAAGGTCAGCCTCAAGACCCGAATGCCATATTCTTACAAGCCGCAGCCGAGGAAGCCACAGCTAAAGCAGCGAAAGCTCGTGCCGATACGGTTGAGACAATAGCCGAGGCAGAATACAAACGTGCTAAGACTGCGGAAACGTTATCCAATATTGATAACGAAGACCAACGGTTAGCCATGGAATCTGTAAAGGCTGTTCAGGATATGGTTCAAAGGCAACCTAATCAATAACTTGCTAGATTAACAAATAGCGTTAAAATAAAAGTATCGGTATCCAGTCAGCCGTTTAATGACTGAGTTTGAAGGGGTTTTAAATGAATGATCAGGCAGAATTGGAGAATGATAACGAGTCAATTGAAGACCAAGAGGAAAGCCTAGAAGTTGTTGATGCGGACGAAAGCGTAGACAACGAGGGTGAAACTCAAGAGTCTGAAGATGATGAAGTAGTCGTTTCTATAGGTGAGGATTCGCCACCTCAAGAGGAGCACACTCAAGCACCTGAATGGGTACGAGAGTTGCGTAAGACAAATAGAGAACTACAGCGGCAGAACCGTGAACTACAAAGTAAGCTACAAACTACACAGGTTGAGAACAAGCCAATCGTGTTAGGTAAGAAGCCCACCTTAGAAGACCACGATTACGATGCTGATAGATTTGAGCAAGCACTAGCTAGTTGGTTTGACCAAAAACGTCAAGCCGATGATGAGAAAGCTAAGCAAGAAGCTGAAGTTATGAATCAGCAGAAAGCATGGCAATCTAAGCTGGATGGCTACGGCAAGGCGAAAGCTGAGCTTAGGGTCAAAGACTTTGAAGATGCTGAGGCAGTTGCTCAGGAACTCTTTAGCGTT